ATAGACGCAAATCAAATAAAATTTAGGGGATTCGCCAAGCGGTACGGCATCTGATTTTGATTCAGACATGCGGTGGTTCGATTCCATCATCCCCTGCCAGTTTTAGGACGATTATTTCAGCGGTAGAATATCACTTTGACATAGTGAAGGTCGTTGGTTCGAACCCAGCATCGTCCACCAAATCTCGCCGTAGTTCAACGGATAGAACAATTCTCTCCTAAAGAATAGATGACAGTTCAAATCTGTCCGGGGAGACCATAATTTGACAAATAATGGTGTTTGTCATATAATACATATTGGGTCGTTAACTCAGTGGACTAGAGTGCTTGGCTTCGAACCAAGAAGTCGGGGGTTCGAATCCCTCACGACCCTCCAAACAGGATCTAAATACATGTAGACAGTAACACAAAGGAGTAAAACATGGCTGTTCTAGCACTTGATATTTCTGGAGTTCCCCGACAGTGGATCTCAACTGATGACGCGATTTCATACTGGGCTACTGACTCAGTAGCTTGGAGTATGGGTAATGTTGTAGCAAAGTACCATGGTGGAGTTCAAAACGATGGTACACTAAGCTACCTTGAAACACCTAGCATCATCGCTATCAAGGGCCATGGATTCAACCCTTACAAGCATAGCCATGTCGCACTAAGCAACCGAACATTGTTCGGTCGTGATAGACATGTTTGTGCATACTGTGGTGGTCATTTTGCAAACCACACACATCTAAGTCGTGACCACATTGTGCCTCGAGCGCGCGGCGGCGAAAACACTTGGATGAACGTGGTTACAGCATGTAAGGAATGTAACAGCAAGAAAGGTCATAAGACTCTGAAAGAAGCTGGTCTTGAATTGCTTTATGTTCCCTACGAACCTAACCACTACGAAAACATGATTCTACAAAACCGCACGATCCTCGCGGATCAAATGGAATACTTGATTGCAGGTGTTCCTAAGCACAGTAGAATTCTGTTGTCATAGGAAGATATCACCTCGATGATTGACAAAAAAATTATCGGGGTGATATACTCACTATAAATAATTTCAGAAGCTGGTTTAGCTCAGTTGGTAGAGCACTCGCCTTGTAAGCGAAAGGTCGTCAGTTCGAATCCGACAACCAGCACCAAAATAAATGAGTCAATTAAAAGAATACCCCGGATCCCGCGCAGACCAATTTATTCTTGGCTGGTATATTGATCCGCAAGTCTGTAAAAATATGGTAGATTTGTTTAAATCTATACCTGAACATCATAGACCTGGACAATTGGAAGGTGGTATAGACGAATCAAAAAAGAAAAGCACTGACGTAGTTTTAGCTATTCCTAGCAACAATAAAGTTATTGTAGAATATTTAGGTGAATTAGAAAAATGTATAAATTTATATAAAAAGGTATATCCGGAACTGGAATATAATTACAGTTCATGGGCCCCGCATAATGCTTTTCTTATTCAATGGTATAAACCAAATGAGTGTTATAGTTCGCTTCATTGCGAAAGGAATACATGGTTAAATTCTAATAGAATGTTAGTTTTTATGACTTATTTGAATACTGTTACTGATTGCGGTGAAACAGAATTCAAATATCAAAATGTAAAAATAAAACCGGAAGAAGGTTTAACCTTGATTTGGCCTAGTGATTTTACTCATATACACCGAGGCATACCTAGCCCATCTCAAGATAAATATATTGCAACTGGTTGGTATGTTTTTTTACCAATGGAACGTAATTAAGATATATAAGTAAGTTATTCCCCGATAGCTCAGTCGGTAGAGCGCCGGACTGTTAATCCGTAGGTCCCTGGTTCGAGCCCAGGTCGGGGAGCCAATTAATATGACTAAACTGCACATAGTATTAAGGACTTGTGATAAAGTATCATTAGCATCGGATAGAATAGTTCCCAAAGACGAATGTATTATTCGTTGCCTTAATTCCTTAGTTAAGTCATTAGAAAACTTTAAAACACTCAATTATTCATTACACATAATTGATGACCGTTCATCAAACGAAACCAAAGAAAAATTAAAAATTATTGCGCCAATGGCGACATTTAATTTTTTGGGTGAGCGTGATGAAACAGGATTGAACGCAAAACAAAAATCTAGGTATAGTGTAAAGGTCGCATACGATTACATATACACATTACCTGAAAATGATTTAGTTTATATACTTGAGGATGATTATTTACATTATCCTGATAGTATACAGAAAATGCTAGAAGCATGGGCAGTTATTTCAAAATATATTCCTCATTCAGATATAGGAATATTTCCGCAGGATTTTAATCAATTATATCCTCACCCCAAAAATCATCATAATGACACTTATGTAAAAGCCTGTTATGTTATTCCAGGTCCCGACAGATATTACAGAACTACTTGGTATACACATGAGAGTTTTATGGTACCTGTTAAAGTTATATTGAAATATAAGGAACATTTTGATTCATTATTAATGATTGGTAATGATCCTGCATTTTGGGAAGGTAATACCATTTCAAATGTATGGACACAGCCTGATGTAATGATGTTAATGCCATTAAAAACATTAGCAATACATGTTAGTGCAATGGATGATATTCCTTTCTATAATAATGATTTTGTAGGATTATGGGAACAAAACAAAATATCTTAATTGTTGGCAGTGGATTTTCTGGAAGTGTATTAGCAAGAGAATTAGCAGAAAACAATTATAATGTTACTGTAATTGATAAGCGTGACCATATTGGTGGTAATGCATATGATTATGTAAATGAACATGGTATATTGATTCACAAATACGGCGCTCACATATTTCATACCAACAATGATTTTGTATTTAAATGGTTAAGTAAGTTTACAACTTGGATTGAATATAAGCATAGAGTTAAAGCATTATTAAATGACGAGTTAGTTAACTTTCCTCCTACAAAATCTTATGTAGAAGAAAAAGGTTTAGAATATGTAGTGAATACATTTTATAAACCATACACGGAGAAAATGTGGGGACTAGAGTTTAATCAAGTTGACGAATCTATTATCAACCGTGTAAAGATTCGTGACGATGATAATGTTTATTATTTTAAAGACGAGAAATATCAATGTTTACCTGAGCATGGATATACTGTGTTATTTTCTAATATACTAAATCATCCTAACATTAAGTTAATGCTCAATACAGAGTTTGACAAACATATGGAAAAAGATTATGACCATGTGTTTAACTCTATGCCTATTGATGTTTATTATGATTTTATTCATGGTGAATTGCCATATAGGTCAATAAAGTTCAGACATGAAACACTTAATCGTGACCGAGTATATGATGTAAGTGTGGTAAATTTTACACACACTGAACCAGAAACTAGAGTAATTGAATGGAAGAATTTTCCTAATCACGGTAACAGTAATGTGACTACATTAACTTATGAAACACCCTGTGATTATAAAGAAAACAATTACGAGAGATATTACCCAGTAAAAGACTCATTGGGCCACAATAAAGAAAGATTTAGAAAATACTTTGAAATAAAAAATGACAAAGTAACCTTTATTGGGCGTTGCGGAAGATACGCATACATTGACATGCACCAAGCAGTATCTTTTGGGATATATGCTGCACACAGATTTATGGAAAAATCTTAACTACGTGTTTATCTAGTTAAATATCGCTATGACAAAACTTTACGATATTTACAAAGACCTAAATGACAGACAATCGGGTAAATGGAAACATTACTTTGACATTTACGACCGTTATTTTCAATCATTTATCGGTAAAGAATTTACATTATTAGAGATCGGTACAGGCAATGGCGGATCACTACAAATGTGGAAAAAGTATTTTGGTGACAAGGTACGAATTGCAGGTATAGACCATGATCCTCGCACAGTGTTTAGCGAACCGCAGATTAAAACTTTTGCTGGTAAGCAACAAGACACTGACTTTTTGAGAAAAGTAATTGACGAAATAGGTAGACCTGATATCATCATTGACGATGGTAGTCATTTGCAGCTGGATATCTTTTTCACCTTTAATTTCTTGTATCCACAACTAAATTATAACGGTATCTATGTAATTGAGGACACACATACTGCATACTGGGATGGTTGGCAAGGGGGCATTAATAGCCCATTCAACTTTGTTGAAATCGCAAGCAAGTATGTACATGACGTTAACTTGCAACATATCAAGGAACCGTACACACCATTGTTCCGTGACTTAAAGAGTATAGCGTTTTATGACAGCATGATCTTCCTTGAAAAAGAGAAGGTAGAAATAAAAGAACATTTAGATGTGGGACCAAATCGAGTAGTTTGACATGTATTCAATTGTTATCCCGTATCTTAAAACTAGCAAATACATTGAACAATGTAAACATTATCTACAAGAAAACAGTTCGCTAGAATATGAATTGGTTGAAATAGTTAATGAAACCGATGTGTACTATGCATATAACTTAGGTGTTTATAGAGCAAAGTATGATAAGGTTATTTTGCTAAACGATGATATGTTTGTGTCACGTGGATGGGATGTGCCTATGGTACGTTATATTACTGAGGATGTTCTTACTACCTGTTATGTTGTAGAACCTGACCCTGGCACAATAACTAGGAACGATAATACAACAATACAAAATGTGAAGTATGATTGCGGTAAGACACTAAATGAGTTTGACTACACAAAGTTTCAAACCTTCGTTGAATCACAAACAGTTCCAGTGATACAAGAAAACACTAAAGGTTGGTACATGCCATTAGGTGTACATAAAAAATCTTTTGTCAGCTATCCTAACAGATTAAAAGCAGAGGCAAACGACATACTGTTGCTTGACTATGTATTGCCTAATCTAGGATATAAGTTTGCAAGAGTAAACAGTTTTGTGTATCATTTCCAACAAAGAAGTCTACGGGAAAGATAAACAAAAATTCCACTAGACAATAATTGTTTTTTGTAATAGAATATACGAATCTTGTGACTATAGCTCAGTCGGATAGAGCAACAGCCTTCTAAGCTGTGGGTCGGGGGTTCGAATCCCTCTAGTCACGCCAAATTAAAACTATTGTACTACTAAATAGAACTTGACAATAAATCAAGTTTGTATTACAATACAATCTGTTCTTTAAAAATTTATCCAACATATAAGTCATCGGGATGATGACCGCTATATGGAAACACACTATCGTGGTACGCCGAACCGTACTTGATCCTCATGTTGGAACCTAGCGACAAACTAGGGAGGCACGATTTGTTTTAGTGTGTTTCCATATAGTGTATGCTCGGTTCGTCTATCGGTTAGGACACACGCCTTTCACGCATGTAAGAGGGGTTCGATTCCCCTACCGAGTACCACAATTTAATGGAGTCGTAGGAAAATTGGTAACCCCAGTGGACTGTAAATCCGCCGCCCTTGTGCATTACTGGTTCAAGTCCAGTCGGCTCCACCAAGTTTATGGTGCGTTAGTTCAGTTGGTTAGAATACTTGCCTGTCACGCAAGTGGTCACCGGTTCGAGCCCGGTACGCATCGCCAAGTTTATATCTCCCTGGTGTTAACGGCAGCATGTCGGTCTCCAAAACCGCGGGTGGGGGTTCGAATCCCTCGGGGGATGCCATTTTTGTGAGTGTAGATGTTGAGAAAGCAAGGGCCTCGAAATCCTTGTTAGTTGGGTCTAATTAACCTAGTAGCAAACAAGTAACGACTATCACTACTTACCTCTAACCAGTCCCGGGCTTCACAGAAAATACTGGTAAAATGCTGACGAATGAGGGAGGCGTCAGGCTCACAAATTTATTGACAACAAATGCTAGTTGATATATACTAGCGTCTGTTCTTTAAAAATTTGTTGTGATTATTTTGCGCCTATGGTGAAATAGGTAGACACAGGAGACTTAAAATCTCCCGCCGCAAGGCGTGCTGGTTCGATTCCGGCTAGGCGCACCATACTATAGTATACTCTTGTCATATCGGGGGACACAGCTTGCCCGTGGAGTCGAGGACTTTGAACTTAACTGTTTGCCTTGACGAGTGCTATATCCCAGAGGTTCGAAACTCTGATTCAAGATATACCTACAAAGTTACAGTGCCTTGACAAGCATTGGGAGTGTATTATAGTATGGTTATAAAAGGGATGCGACCATAGCTCAACGGTAGAGCAGGAAACTCATAATTTCTTGGTTATAGGTTCGAATCCTGTTGGTCGCACCATTAATAGGTCAGAACATCTAACTCTTGGCATAAATAGATGTATGGGAGTATATATGTTCAAATGCGACTTTTGCGATAGAGAATTCAAAACAAAAAATGCCCGCGCCCAGCATTCAATAAGATGTGAGCATAATCCAAACAAAATGGATATGTCATATTTGGCAGGCGGAGCGAATTTTTCAGAATATAACAAAAAGTTAAAAACCGGCGAAATTGTTAAAGAAAACAAAAATCAATGGTCAAATCCTGATTATGTTATGTCTAATTCTACACGACAAAAAATAGCTGACGCAGGAACAGGTCGTTATTGGTCAGATGATGATAGGGCTAATCATTCAGCGAGAATGAAACAGGCAGTAAAAGATTATCCTGAATCATATACATCTTCTAATAGAGGTAGAACTAAGCAAATCATATTTGACGATATAAAATTTCAAGGTTCTTGGGAACTTGACTTTTATAAGTGGTGCAAATCTAACAACATCATGTGCTCCAGATATTCTGGTATAGGTTTTAGATATGAGTGGAATGGTGAAAGAACTTACTTTCCTGATTTTTACCTACCAGAACACGGAGTATATGTTGAAGTTAAGGGTTTTCAAACAGAGCGTGATGATGCAAAGTGGCAACAATTTCCAGACAAGTTGATTATTGTTAAAAAGCAAGATATAATCAACATTCAACGAAACACATACACATTGCCCCTTTAATTAAATCAGGTTATAATAGCCGTCTCATAAACGGTCGTTCTGGGTTCAAATCCCGGCGGGGGCACCAAAATTTTCGAGAGTGGGCAGGATGGTAATGCAGCGGATTGCTAATCCGTAGACCGTAGTAATACGGTCACAGGGTTCGACTCCCTGACTCTCGGCCAAACAATGGTCAGGTGGCAGAGCGACAGATGCGTCCGATTGCAAACCGGAATCAGGTAGGTTTAACTCCTACCCTGACCTCCAGATTAGAATGAGTGAATGAATTCTATTGCAGATTGCATATCAGTAAAGAATTTCATCCTTAGTTCATCTTTATAAATATCATTTATAAAAATGTAACAGGTATTGTTTTCACTCATAGACAAATGAATTTGTATTCCTGTCTTTGTGATTGCATCGTAGGTATACATAAAATTATTTATGCGGGGTTGGCATAGAGGTTGTGTTCTAGCCTTCCAAGCTAGCTAGAGGGGTTCGATTCCCCTACCCCGCTCCAAATTATTGCTGATATAGTTCAGTTGGTAGAATACATCATTGGTAATGATGAGGTCCCGAGTTCGACTCTCGGTATCAGCACCAAAGTAGTAAAGAATTATGCCCTGGTGGTGGAATTGGTAGACACATTTCCTATGTGTTTGGCATAAATAAATATATGAAAGACATAAACGAATATATAAATCTACCAAAAGTAGAAAGGCAACAACATCTTAATTTAGATGAACCTTGTATTGAGCGCGGTGTAGGAAGCTATTATTTTAAAGGGCTTTTAGCACATGTACTTGATACAACAGTTCCTACAGGAACTAAGATACATTTGTGTCATGCTTGTCATAACGGTGCATGTGGTAACCCTAATCATTTGTATTGGGGCACACCTAAAGAAAATCGGCTGGATCAAGTAGAAAACGGTACAAGTGACTCACCGTGGAATAGGATGGTTGCTAAGTATGGTTTAGACGAAGCTAGAAAAATGAACGCCAGAGGGCGAGAAGGAAATAAAAATGGTTCTGGTAATAAAGGGAAACCTAAAAGCGAGGATCACAAGAGGAATATTGCTTTAAATCATAAAGGCGGTAGACCTAAAAAAAATAATGCGTCTGTGGTGTAATTGGTAGCCACGCGGGTCTTAGAAGCCCGTGCCCTAAAAGCGTGTCAGTTCGAGTCTGACCAGACGCACCAAACATTTTTAAAGGAAATATAATGACTCCAAGCGTAGAACAAATGAAAAAAGGCACATGCGGTTGCGGTCGTAGCCCGACTGGTGATTGCTGTGGCTGGCATGCTTTAACTGAACAAGAGTTTGAACAGCGTAAAGAATTGTACGAAACAGGTAAAGTTGATTTATCTGGCAAAGAGATTAAATAAGAATAATGGGGATGTAGCTCAGTTGGGAGAGCAACTGCTTTGCAAGCAGAAGGTCGTCGGTTCGATCCCGTCCTTCTCCACCAAACACTTACTATTATGAAATATCATGCTACACCTAATAAAGTCTTTAACTGATGCGTTTTTTGGATTCTTAAAAGAAGATCCTGTAAGACCACACATTCCGCATATTGACCGAATAGGGGATAACAAAGATATTTTTGTAATGAAAGATGAACAGGATAATGTCACAGCAATAACTTGCGTGAGTTATCAGAACACTATACCTACTAGTGAGAATGAATTGTTTCAAGTGTCGGGAGAACCTGATACAGCAATCTTCTACACTATTTGGAGCTATAAGCCCGGAGCAGGTAGACAATTAATCTTTGAAAGTGTAAAATACATCAAAGAAAACAAAACAAATATTGTTAGATTTGTTACATTGAGTCCTAAAACTGAAATGGCAAAACGTTTTCATTTGAAAAACGGTGCTATTGTTTTTAGAGAGAATGGCGAATCTGTTAACTACGAATATTTGTCAAGGGAATAACACCCGGTTACACTTTACCGTTATAAAAGTGGGCGGGGCAATCGCCATAGAAACTGCCTGGCACATACGAACTTGGCCGCACGACCCGCGTTACATGGGTACGGAAACAGTCGTAGGGACTGAACGTTAACAGTTTCCATACTAATCAAATACGTGGACAGGGTAACAACTCAGAGATTGGGCTTATGTGGTGTGAGTAGCAGTCTCATTTTATAAGTGTGTTTCACACCCAGCTGATAAGACTGGCTCTGTAAGTGAAAAAGAAATACATTTATAAAATATTGCGGAGTGGAGAAGTGGTATCTCGTCAGTCTCATAAGCTGAAGGTCGCTGGTTCAATTCCAGCCTCTCGCAACCAAACACATGTATTACATAAATTTACCTGAGTATGTTAAAAACTTTACGAAAGTAATTCCCCACAAGGATTTACTCAAACATGCCAATGGACATGATTGGTGTCAAATTTTGACAAAAGAGTTTTTAACCGACGATGGTATAGATTGGTTTTTAACTAAAGGAATAAAACTCAAATCCACTGCATTATTATTCAAAATTCCTGGTAATTTTGAAGGACCTATTCATTCTGAAAATCATGCAAAAAATAATTTTGCATTTAATTTTGTTATTGAAGGCAAAGGTCAAATGCAATGGATAGAAAACATTCAAGCAATAATGAAATCCTCAACTGCGAACAATACTAACTACACTGTTTACACAGATATTAACAGTTTTGAAATTGCAGATGTTTGGGAGGGTGATATTGGTTTAGTTAGGATTGATATCCCGCATCGTGTGGTGTCTTATTTAGAAAGATATTGTGTCAGTATAAGAACTGTTTACGATAGTGCTCCAAAAATATTTGACGATGCGGTACATATGATATATAATGAAACATTCGGAGTGTAGCACAGCCTGGTAGTGCACCTGCTTTGGGAGCAGGGGGTCGTAGGTTCGAATCCTACTACTCCGACCAATTAACTTAAAGGAAACATTATGACTTGTAGAGGATATTCGCCAAAGGCAGTAAAGATTTCAAAATCTGTTAAACGCAGAGCCGCAACTATTCGTGACGCACATCAACGCGGTGCATTCATTCGTAGTTTTGTTGAAATTGCACAAGGTGAATCACGCAGTTATAAAATAAAGGACTCTGAAAAATGAGTGGCAAAGGTTCTAGTCCAAGACCATTTAGCGTAACTCAGGATGAGTACGCCAATAACTTTGATAGAATTTTTAGAAAAGACAAACGTATCGAAGAAGAACAAAAACAAGAGGACGATGAATTTGAACGCATTGCTAAACTGACAGAAATTAAAGACAGTGAGCAAGGCGGATAAATAAGAATGAGGGTCGTTAGCTCAGTTGGTAGAGCGTCTGCCTTACACGCAGAATGTCGGCAGTTCGAACCTGTCACGACCCACCAAAGAATATGAAATTATTTGAAGCAACTATAAGAGTGAACGGTAAAGAATTCAAAGACAGAGTAGGAGCAAACAATGCCGAAGAGGCAAGAATGCTACTACAACAACGTCATGGACCCAGAGCAGTTCCTTATATGCCAAAAATGATTCCAAGTTAAATGCGGGATTGGTGCTAATGGTAACACGAGACCTTGCCAAGGTTTAGTCACGAGTTCGATCCTCGTATCCCGCTCCAATATAAAATATGTATAGTGTCATTGAAGATTGTAGTCCATATTACATTAGATTTACATATGACGGCATGAGTGAATTTATTAAATATGCACAAAATGTTTATAACAATCTTGTTTGGAACAGTACAATTCCTGCATTCAGACACTTGATTCTTCCTATAGAAAAAGCAAAAGATATTTTAGATAAAAATCCTTTAGCTAAAGAGTTGTCTTTTACTGAAAAAAGGGTTAGTTATTTTTATACTCCTCCCAATTTCCGCTATACCGCACATAAAGATGGTATGAATCATAGATTCAGTATTAATTACACAATTAAAGTATTAGATGATAAATGTATTACTAGTTGGTATAATGATGATGTTGAAAAAGAATATCAAATGAGTTATTTGGGTAATGCATCAAGAGAACTAAACGGATTTGTAAAAGAAAATCATACCCCTGCAAAAACAATGATTGCGCGGCCTGACGAATGTATATTATTTAATACTGAAATATACCATGATTGGGACAATACTGATTCTATCAACGAACGAGTGGTACTAACATTAAGGTCAACAACACCAGGCATTGTCTACTATGATGATGTTAAACAAATATTATTTAAAGGAAAATAAATGTCAGAAAGTCGTGTACGCTACACAAGTGAAGAAGCCGTCAACCAAGTCGGCAATCGTTTTGATTTGATTCTTATTGCATCAACTAGAGTTAGAGAATTGCGTAAGGGTCATAGACCCAAATTAACTACAAAAGCAGGACCTATAGTAACTGCATTACAAGAAATCGAAGCAGGACTAGTAGGTCGCAGCTATTTGAAAAAATAATATGTTTACGATTAATGACAGACCAGTACGAAACATATTGGTTCAATCCGATCATGGCGCAATGATTGTTAATCGTAATGATTTTGGACCTAACAATATAAGTGTTGGGGCCTTTGTTTTAGACCATGGCAACAACAATACGGTTGAAGCAAACATTGCATGTCAAGTATTAGGAAATGTTGATAGACCTATTATACTAGACATTGGTTCTAACATAGGTACATTTGCTACATGGGTAGCAAAATGGTCCGCGACAAAACAAGGCAAAGTATATTGCTTTGAGCCACAGCGTGAAGTGTTTCAAATGCTTTGCGGTAACATGGCAATCAATAACATATTCAATGTTTATGCATATCAACTTGCATTAGGCAACGAAGAAAAATATATAGAAATAAATGATGTTGACTACGACAAGAGTGGTAGTTTTGCATCTTTTACATTGACTGACAATAACACTGGATATCAAACATTACCCTCAAAACAACTAATTAAACTTACTACAGTAGACAAATTTGTAGAAGAATATAAATTAGAAAAAGTAGACTATATAAAAATAGATGCCGAGGGCTTAGATATTCAAGTTATTGAAGGTGCAATGAATACAATCAACAAATATAAACCTGATTTGTTTGTTGAGTATCTTAATTTAGGTTCTAGTGGTAAAGAAGATACACTAGAAGAAGGTCGTGAAAGACTTACAAAATACCTAAATGATTTGGGCTACCGAACAATGGTAGTCCAGCACGACATTTTCGCAAGTGTCCGTGATGTTTTTGTGCAATAATTTTGCCCAAAATCACTAGGCTGTTATAGCCAAACGTGATACAATACATGTATTGAATGATTATAAGGTTAGTTACAGCAACAATCTAATAACATAGACTAAGATGGACAGCGATAACTTCAAGTCTATCTGCCTGGGAGTTGTTGCCCCAGTAAAACTAGCAGCTAAAAGCTAACCTGTTTGTATTCATAGGATGATTACAGCAATTAAAACTAATACTGATGCAACTAATGCAGTAGAAGATGGCCCGCAAGGCATAAGTGTTCGCACTTATCCAGTAGCAATACTGGCGTTGATAGAACTGATGACACCTTGGAATAGACTCGGTATGTTTCTATCGCAGACACAAGTATAGATAGCCAACATGAATGTTGGTATGCGTCTACGGGAAAGTACGAAAGTATAAGGGTAGAGCAGACAGAAAAACTTAACCGTTCCCGCTCATCCTGTTTAGTAACATTAGAATGCTAACAGCAATTTTAATCTTTATTATAGCAAAGAAAAGATGCATTCTGGAAAGGAGAATTAACATGAACGCATTTGTTAACGCAGTAGCAAACCAAGAAGCCCGTACCGAAAATGGTATGAAGGCTCGCAAGTCAAGTGCTAACGCACTGGTTGACTTGTTCTATAACATCGGTGCAAGCCGTGGTAAGAATATCGTGTCGGCTTTCACAGCGGCTTATGTCCAAGACAAGGAACTGGCATTGCGTATTGCCCTATGGGCACGTGATGCACGTGGTGGTGCTGGTGAACGCCAAATCTTCCGTGATATCCTCGCACACTTGGAAAAGACTGATCCTGAATCAGCAGCACGATTGTTGGTCAAGATCCCTGATCTAGGTCGTTTCGATGACTTGTTTGTGTTTAAGTCTCCTGACCTTAAGTCTAAGGCTTACACATTGCTAGGTGAGCACCTTCGTGCTAAGAACGGTCTTGCGGCAAAGTGGACTCCTCGTAAGGGTGAAGTCGCACGTGAAATCCGTGAGTTCTATGGCATGACTCCTAAGCAATACCGTAAGAGCCTTGTTGCTCTTACTAAGGTTGTTGAAACACAAATGTGTGCCAACGATTGGGACAACATCAACTTCAGTCATGTGCCTTCACAGGCAGCACGAATCTACAAGAAGGCGTTCAACCGTCATTCTGTTAAGTTCGCTGAATATGTACAGAAGTTGGTGAGTGGTGACAAGACTGTTAAAGTTAACGCCAACGCAGTTTTCCCTCACGAAGTTTTGAAGGACATCATCAACCCTTACGGTCGTGCAACTCTAGGTAAGACTGAGTTGGATCACTTGACTGCACAGTGGGATGCACTTCCTAACTACATGAACGATGCAAACATCTTGCCTATCGTTGACGTTAGCGGTTCTATGACTTGCCCAGCAGGTAAGGACACTAAGGTTCGATGCCTAGATGTTGCAGTTTCGCTAGGCTTGTACTTGGCAGATAAGAACAAGGGTGCGTTTAAGGACACATTCTTGACCTTCTCTGACCACCCTGAATTGATGACCCTAAAGGGCAACATCGTTCAGAAGGTTAACCAAATGGTTCAATCCAAGTGGGAAATGAGTACAAACTTGCATGCGGCTTTCAAGAAGATCCTTGACACAGCAGTTAAGAACAACGTTCCTGACTCTGATATGCCAAAGATGGTCTTGATTCTATCCGACATGCAGTTCAATGCTTGCGTTAACCACGATGATTCTGCTATGCAGATGATTGAACGCAAGTACCGTGACGCAGGTTACACTGTGCCTAGCGTGGTCTTCTGGAACCTTAACTCTAGTGGTAACGTTCCAGTTAAGAGTGACAAGTCTGGTGCGGCTCTAGTCTCTGGCTTCAGCCCAAGCATCATGGCAAGTATTCTTGGCGCAGACCCTCAAGAGTTTACTCCTGAAGGTATGATGATGAAGACCATCATG